GATTTTGAATCTTACTTTGAACATTACAATGCTTCTGGTTGTGAATATTTTTATGTGTTCAGTCAAGGCGAATGGTTCTATGCTTCAGATGATGTATTTTTTGATTCAAAATGGAATTCTTTGTCAACGGCTAATTTGAAAAAAGCGGCTTAATTTTAAGGAGAAACTGTGAATAAAAACGCAAAAGCATTTGTTACCGCCTGTGAACGTATTTTTGGTTCTGGCGCAGTAGTAAGCCGGGACGATATTACCCGTGTTGTTAATGAATCAGGCGCACCATATCCATATTGGTTGGTAACAAAGACTGAATTTCGCCATGATCGTGGCCAATACAAAGTGCCACCATCTGGTGAAAAGATTGCAAAACAAAAACCTGTGGTTGAAGAACCAGAAGAAGAATTGGCAACTGTTGACATGGCACAAGTGTTGGCATTCCGTCAACCTAAGTTGATTGATGAATCTGATTCTGCTGTGCCTGCTAAGTTTCCTGATTATGTGCCGTTTGGTTTCTTTAAAGATTTGCGAGGCATTATTGCATCTAAAGAATTCTATCCTGTTTTCGTTACTGGTTTATCTGGCAACGGCAAGACCTTGATGGTCGAACAGGTTTGTGCGGAGTTAAATCGTGAATGTATCCGTGTCAATATCAGTATCGAAACTGATGAGACCGACCTTTTAGGCGGACCTACGCTAGTGAATGGTAATGTGGTCTATCGTGATGGTCCTGTTTTACAGGCTATGAAGCGTGGTGCCGTCCTTCTTATTGATGAAGTAGATCGTGGTTCAAACAAACTAATGTGTATGCAAGGCATCATGGAAGGCAAACCACACTACAACAAGAAATCTGGTGAGATGGTTTATCCAAAATCTGGATTTACCGTGATTGCAACAGCAAACACCAAAGGTCGTGGTTCAGATGAAGGCAAGTATTTGTCACAAATTCTCGATGATGCATTTCTAGAGCGTTTTCCCATTACTGTTGAACAGGAATATCCTGATGCAAAAACAGAAAAGAAAATTCTTGCACCATTGATTAATGACAAAGAATTTGTGGATCACCTAGTACAATGGGCAGATGTTGTACGCCGTTCATATGATGAAGGCGCAACTGATGAAGTTATTTCAACTCGCCGCCTTGTACACATTGCTAAAGCATACGATATCTTTAAAGACCGTATGAAAGCAATCACACTATGTGTCAATCGTTTTGATGAAGAAACGAAAATGGCATTTCTAGACTTGTATTCGAAGGTTGATAGTTCTGTTGAATCTCCTGCGAATACCAGTACCACTACTGTAGCAACTGATGCAACAATTGCACCGACTATCTGAAGTGGTAAATAACCGAAGGGTGGTTGCCAAACAACCACTTTTCGTGTATGATGTTAACCTTAATCTTATATTATATGTTTTTGAAAGGAAATAAAATGTCTACAATGATCCGTAAAGGCAAAACCAATCGTCATGAGAAAATCACACAAGTTCTGCTTTCTGGCAAACCTGTAACTCCTGATGAAATTCGTTCTGTGTTTGCTGGCACAGACCAAGAGAAAGTTCTGTATCGTCTTTCAACCAACATCTACAATATCCGCAAAGATGGTGGTATTGTGAAAGTTATCAAAGATGGTCGTAAAGTAAAAGCATATCAGTTGGTTAATTTTGATCAGTTTGATAAGAATGGTCGTTTCATTCATCAAAAAGCTCAGACACAAAAGAAATCAGCAAAAGTTGAAACAGTTGCTTCTGTACAAACCGAAGATATGAAAGAAGCAGCATAAGAACGTGTTGGCCTAATCAGCCGACTAGTGTGACCCGCACGACAAGAAGTAGATTGATCTCTACGGGTGGTTCTGATAGCAAGACTATCACATCGAAAGATGCCGTCAAACCAAACGGGCGTTGGCAATACGATAGTCCTTGCCGTGGGCGAGTGGATGGAAGGTATCGTCCGAGTATTCTGGAAGCATACTATAGTTACCACGGCGGCAAGGAAGCACCCATTATTGAGGATACATTATGAAAATTGCAATCAATACTTGTTATGGTGGATTTAATTTATCAGATGCAGCATTTGAATTGTTGCTTGATAAAAAAGGCATCGAGTATGAAAAAATCAAATCAAAATATGATTCATCGATGTACTATGAAAAGGGCCATGTTAAAGAAAATGACTTTTATCTCTCACCGTATGCGATGTGTGGAGATAGGTCTGATCCTCATCTCATCGAAGTCATCGAAGAACTTGGTTACAAAGCAAATGGATATTCTGCACATTTAAAGATTGTGGAAATTCCTGAAGGTGTTGAATGGTATGTGCATGACTATGATGGATTGGAACACGTTGCAGAAACTCACAGAGTTTGGGGATAAAATGAAAAGAGATATTTTTGAATTAGAACAAGAAATTTTACATTGTTGGCATATCACCAATGATTTGCGTGATGTGGGTGAAATGTTTTTAGAAGGTTATAAAGATGCAACGCCTGATAACATTTCAAATGTTTCTGTTGCTTTGGCAGATGTGTACAATATGCGATTTGAGAAAATGTGGAGAAACTTTGAAAATATAACTAGTGAATATTGGCAAATGAAAAAAAAGTTAGAAAAATTAGAATTGGATAATATTGAAAAATGAAATATATTGCAAAACCATCAATTCATAATAATGTTGGATTGAAAGAATTTGATAATGCCAAGGATGCGGTACTCTATCTCAATGATTTACTAACACCTAAGGAGGGTGACCAGGACCGTCTGGAGTATGTCTTTGTTGCACCGAGTATCAACGCTAGAGACCCTATGGTAGCGTCTAGGAAACTACGGAAAGCGGTCGAGGAGTACATGGGAATTGGTAAGTTATCTGTTGTATAAAAGCAACAACCATGCCAATTCTTCTTGACATTTTCCATGGTTCATGTACCATATAATTGTATCGTAAAAATTAGGAGATACTGTGGATACAATAGAACGTGAAGATTTGATTTTTATGCTTTCTTTTAAAGGTTTTACAACCGATCAATTGAGCAAAATGGATGATGAAACAATTGACAATCTTTATATCGAACACATTGTTTTGGGTGGAGATTACGAATAATGCGAAACGATTATACTGTTGAAATTTTCAAAACAGACCGGCGCTGTCACAGAGGCGAACGGATGATAGCAAAATTTGATTTTGTCAATGTCACAAAAGATGGTCTAGAAAAAGAAATGGCCAAGCAATATGGCGGCGAAGAATTTCGTTATGTAATTTTTGAAACAATGGTCACAAAAACAAATATAATGACCGGCGCAGAATTTAAAGAGCGTTACGATACACCGTATTATTGCTCGGCTTCTTCCGAAACATATTGGTCACGATAAGGTTTATATGAAATATTTTATTTTTGGCACAATTTTTGGTATCGTACTCAATACGGTAGGATTCACCGGTTTGGCAAAAGTGGCAGATGCAGGTGTTTCTAAAGTTCAAACAATTGCAAAAGAATCGGCCGGTGTACAATGAACAAAAAATATGAAATTCAAAATAGAGAACCAATGTACAAATATCCAAAATTAACAGTAAGTGAAATTGATAACTTTCTTAAAAAGTTACAACAAGTGCATTTAGAAATGATTGAGAAAGCCGTGTATGCCAAACAAGAGCAAGGTTTTCCTGAAGCAAACGAAATTATCAATTATATCAAATCGAAAAAATAATGTTGCCTTTATACAACAAACCAGCAAATAATTGTTGCCATTTTTCTCAAATGCCTGTAGACTTATACCATAGACTAAAAAAGGAGATTTATCGTATGAATACCAAGTTATTAATTGTTCCTTTTGTTGTGGTGTTATCTGCTTGCAGCACAACCAAGGAATTGTCCCGTGACCAAGTCATCGGCGCCGCTCGTGATTGCTTAAATGTCAAAATGCGGCCAGATGTACAGTACAAAGCAAAGCGCATTGATGGTGCTATGATTACAGTACCAGTAAATGTGAATTGTATTCCTGTTGTTGCTACTAATAATGCGAGATAATTATGTCATTCTTTGATAATTTGGCCGCACAAGGCCTAACAATTCCTGTTTTGCAGGTATTGATTTTTGTTGGCGTTGTTGTTCTCATTCTTGGCCAATACTGGAAAGAATTGGCTGCTGGTGCCGCTGTGATTTTTTGTGTTATTGTTTTTGCCTCACCTACCGATGGCACCAAAATTAACTGGTCAGAAGTTTTACCAGATAACAAAAAAGAAGTAGAAGCAAAAAGTAAAAATGTTGAACCACAAGTTGCGCCTGCACCACAGGCATTTCCAATTGAAGAAGGCAAAGCCGAGTTTATGCGTGATTGTCAGGACATTGGCCATTTTTCAAAAGAAAAGTGTGAATCATTGTGGTCAACACAAGAAGATGATTTGAATAATAGTGGTGGTAAACCAATCAAAGTTCCATCTAAAATGTTTTCAAACAATAAACCTGAGAAATATATAAAGGTAAGAAATGCAACTTGACAATGAATCTTTAATTGAGTTATCATATGATATTGACGATAAACTAATGGAATATTGTTTGAAATATGAAATACCACCATTGCAATTGACTTCAATCATATTGGCTAGATTGACACACCTTAATGAATCTGCCAATATGAAACAAAAATTTGGTGAATTGATAGCGGTTCTCGGCCATGATTTAATAAATGGCAAATACAATAAAGAAACGAAATCAACGATTCAATAAAACCAACCATCGGTTGGTTTTTGTTTTTGTGGCATCAATGCCATATTTTACATTATGAAATGCGTTTCGCATGGTGAAATCAGTAGTCGGTGGAAGCAAGACCTGGTCTCAGGTTTTGGATCGTCCGACCGTCCAGGATGTCATAGGATCGATTCTCTCTGGAGACTAGACCGATGACCTATACCTAGATAAGACGGTCCTGGAAGTCGCCGGATAGGAATAGTGGAATGTATCATTTTGGAGAAATTTATGAAAGTTAATATTGGAAAATACCCTACATGGTTAGGTCCTTATCAATTGGCCGAACTGCTGTGTTTTTGGGTTAAGAAAGTTCCTGATGAACATGGCTTTAAGCACAAACCAGATTGGGTTCATGATTTTGGAGAATGGTTGGCAGGCAAAGATGACCACGACACCAAACTTACCAAATTCTTACATTGGGTGCAAAGTAAAAGAAAACGAAAAGAATATGTTCATATCGATGAGTATGATACATGGAATATGGACAGCACTCTTGCTTTGATTATTCTGCCAATGTTAAAACAACTCAAAGAAACCAAACATGGTTCTGCTAATGTTGAGAATGAGGATGTGCCAGAATATCTAAGAAGTACAAATAATGAATCATATGAACAACTTAGTTTTGATTTTTATCATAAAGATGCAATTGATGATTATGATGTTGTTCACAAAAGGTGGGATTGGGTACTTGATCAAATGATTTTCGCATTTGAAAGAATCGTTGATGATTCATGGGAAGACAAATATTCAAGTGGTGAACATGACCACATTCCTGAACCATGTGCATGGGATGCCGATGGCAAACCAACACGTTTTCATTTCAAAGAAGGACCCAACCATACATACAAATGTGATTTTGAAGGTATGAAAAGGGAGCAGGATCAAATTGATAATGGCCTGCGTTTATTTGGCAAATACTATAGGGGGTTATGGGATTGAATCATCCAATACTTAATCACGCAATCAAAGAATTGCAATTAATAGGAATGTATCCAGCTCAAAATGCAGAAGATTGTAAGATGGCTGCTAACATTATGGAACTTGTACAGAAATTTGTAGATCAAAATCACCAAGGTTTCGCTGCACAATATTGTTTACAAATGATGACTAAATTGTGTATGATGCAACCAGTAGCTGCATTGGCAGGTTCTGATGATGAGTGGAAAGAAACAATGCATAAAGGATTATATCAAAACACAAGATGTTACCATGTGTTTAAAGATGAAACTGGTGCTTATGATGCAAATGGAGTAATTTTCATAAGGCAAAATGGAACAACATTTGTTGATGCCAATTCAAAAGTAACGGTAACATTTCCATATATTCCAAATCCACAATATGTAAAGGTGACAACATGATGTCTTTAATACATTACATTTCTGCCATCCGTAGATTAAAAGAAAGCCAAAAAACGGTTGACATGATGCGAACAAACCAATATACTGATGATGGAGTGCCAGATATGGTTCTAGCACAAAGAGATTTTATTAAAAAAGAAAAAGAATATTTTTATGTTGAAGCACAAAAAACAGTTGCATTTATTTTGGCATTTATCTTAGGAGTGTACTTGTATGCAGAATTCTTTTAAGTGGTTAAAATTTTGGTACGAAGATAATAAAACAACCATATTCATTAGTTTTATTGTTTTTGTTTTAACAATTCATTATGCGCCTTATTTTCTGAACAGAAACTTTGAAGGAAATTTTGAAGGCAGTATACACAATAAGTTGGTATGGTCAGTCAAAGGTGAATGTTACTTTGTACGACCAATCAGCCAAACAGACACAATTTTGGTTCGTGTAAAAGATTGTGATAAGGCAGAAACCAGTTTTAGATCAGGAAGGGATAAAAATGAAAGCAAGTAGTGATTATAAGATGACTAAAAGAACCAAACGTATGTTAATGTCGGTTCATGGTGAAAAACATGGTGCAATTAAAAAACTCATGATTTTATCTGAATTGAAAGAAAGAGAAGCAAGAAATGCTAAACTGAGCCGTAATCAATCACAAGGAGATGAATGATGTCATTATTCGTAGAAGTTGATTCAACCGATAAAGGTTGTAAAGTTATTATTAATTTAGATACTGTATCTGAGATTGCACCAATGGTTGCTGGTGGTTGTACACTCTTTCTCAACGATGGAAGAATTTATAAAGTAAAAGATTCTTATGACCAATTCAAACAGTTTGCTATGCAGACCGTTTCATCGGATGATATTTCAAAGAAAGTTAAATCATTGAAAGCTCAAGCACAATCATTGGAAATTCCTAAACTTTAATGAAAAATATCTTTCAAGGAACAGTTCATTGGATAAAACATGATTGGAATTCTAATCGTTTTCGTTTTTTTGTTGAGTTTGTTGCTTGGGCTATTTCTGTCGGTTGTGCCCTCACTATGGCACTCACCGTCCCCAACCCACCACTTCTTGTTCTTTATCCTATTTGGATTGCTGGTTGCCTTATGTACGCTTGGGCTGCTTGGTCTCGTAAATCGGCCGGTATGTTAGCCAATTATATTTTGTTGAGTACAATTGATACTGTTGGTTTAATCAGGATGTTAACATGAGATTTTGGCTTATTTGGGCAAGAGCAACAAATCATTTGATAGGTAAAACTGATGATGATAGACCTGACATTCCTATTCTGACACTAAGAGAAGCACATATCGCATTGATATTAAAAACGTTTTGGATTATTATCCATGTGATTACCTGCTTTTTTATTATTGCAAATATTATCCAACATTGGTAACATGAATATATTTTATCTAGATAATGATCCTAAGGTTTGTGCTGAGATGCACAACGATAAGCATTGTGTAAAAATGATTATTGAGTATGCACAACTTATGTCAACCGCACACCGAGTTCTTGACGGTACCGAATACTATGATAAGACCGCAAATGGTCGGAAAATTAAGCGTTGGCGCCTGCCTGATGAACGTGAAGCAAGATTAATGAAAGCCTCACACATAAATCACCCATCTGCTGTATGGGTCCGTGCCAATGTTGCAAACTACAGGTGGTTGTTTACAATGTGGGAATTTCTGTGTAAAGAATACACTTTTCGTTATGAAAAAAAACACGCCTGTAGCCGTTTACTAAACTGCCTTGATATGCCACCAAATAAAATGCCTGGCGGTGACTTTTATCCGCCTACACCAGCAATGCCTGATGATGTAAAGAAACCTGGTGATTCTCTTGCTTCATACAGGAATTACTATATAAAGAATAAGACACACCTTGCATCATGGAAAAAACGAAACATACCGGAGTGGTACAATGCCATTATATGAATTTAAGAATTTGAATACAGGTGAAATTGAAGAACATCAAATGAAGATATCAGAATATGATAACTTCAAGGCGTCCAATCCACACTTAGAGAGATACATAACTGAAACACCATCATTTGGTGATGGCGCAAGAATGTCAACACCTGGCATTGGACAACCTGATGCAAGGTTTGAAAGAGAGATAATTGGTAGAATTAAAAAGAATGTACATGGTAATACATTGCACAAAACACACAAAACAAAGATGCCGAGAGAATGGTAATTAATCAAATACCTGTAATACTGTCCTATAAAGGACTGAAAAAAGAAAAGAAAGTTACACCTGTGGAGAAGTCACAAGAACCACAAGGTTATCGATATCCACATGATGATAAAAACAGAAAGATTCCTGTTTTGTTGAAACCTAGATAATGTTCGTTTATTGCCCACCAAAAAATCTTCAAAACCTAAAATCTGAAACATTTCCAGATGGCAAAAGGTACTACACCTTAGATGATGGAACACGCCTGCCATCTGTGACTACAGTATTAGGTGCAGTCAAAAGACAATCGATCCTAGAGTGGAGGAAGCGTGTCGGTGAAGAACAGGCCAACAAGATATCAAGTGTGGCCGCAGGTCGTGGTACAGGTATGCATACACTATGTGAACAATACCTCAATAACAAAGAACTTGGCAAATGTATGCCAGATGCACTTGAGTTGTTTCTGTCAATTAAACCACACTTGAAAAATATTAATAATATACACTATCAAGAAGCCGCATTATGGTCAAAAAAACTAGAAATGGCTGGTCGTGTAGATTGTATTGCTGAGTATGAAGGTGAGTTATCTGTCATTGATTTTAAAACATCAAGAAAGATAAAGAAGAAAGAATGGATTGAAGACTATTTTTGGCAAACCACCGCATATGCATTGATGTATGAAGAATTAATTGGTAAACCTATAAATAACTTGGTAATCATAATGGCAGTATCACATGAGAAACCACTAATCTTCAAAGAGAAAACATCCGATCATATTGAAGGTTTGGTCAAAGCAATTAAATTCTACAAGGATCAAAATGAATCCAAAATATCAAGTTAAATATCTAGTCATTGTTCTGGTGGTGATGGCGTGCTTTGTTGGAGTAAAAGCATTTGCACAAAAACAAAAACCTGGCGTTACATATGATGTTAAATTGACAAGAGTTATTGATGGTGATACGGTGGCATTTGAAGCAAAATGGCTGCCAGATCCATTGAAAAAAGAATTATCTGTCCGTGTTTTTGGTGTTGATACGCCAGAGAAAGGACATCGTGCAAAATGTCCACAAGAAGATCAAAAGGGACAGTTGGCAACACAATTCACCAAAACCATGATTGCACAAGCCAAGACCACACAAATTATTCTGATGGATTGGGACAAATATGGTGGTAGAGTTCTTGGTGATGTATTGCTAAATGGTCATTCATTGCGTACACTATTAATTAATAATGGATTTGCTCGTGAATATTATGGTGAAGCAAAGACAAGTTGGTGCGACTAAATGAAAAAACTATTAATCAGTTTATTGTTTTTACCAACAATTGCATTTGCAAATGAATTAGTATTATTTCAAGCAATGTGTCTTGATCGTGAAACGATGCAAAAGGTTTTATCTGATAATAATGAAGAACCTTTTGCTACTGGTGTAGGCCATAGAGTTTCAGGAGACACCAAAGTTTTTCATCCTGCTGTTATGTTTGTTAATTCAAAAACAGGATCTTGGACACTTGTTGAAATAACATCTGAAAATATGTATTGTATTACATCTGTCGGAAGTAAGATGCAACCATACATTGAAAGCAAGAAAAAAAGTTAAAAGAATTCGTTGAAGGTTGTTGAACGATGCGTTGGACACCGGGGCAGTACCGGTCAGGTCCACCATAAGCATACTGTAAGAACGCATGAGCAGGTTTTGCACTACCGCTGGTTACGCCAATCGTAAGTGGGTGTAGGCAGTATGCTTCTGATGGGCCTGAAATAGATTCGACAGCGTGGCTAATAGGCAATTGGAGAATCGCCATGACAAGGCGTAATAATCAAAACAAAGTAAACGCAAACGATGAAAAGTTCGCACTGGCAGCTTAATCGCTGACCGGAGTTTTCGGTGATTGAACTTGGCAACAGAATCAATCACCACATTTTACTAAATAATAGACCAGCATACACACAAACCGCTGGTAATTACACACAAACACAGGAGAAATACTATGAGTAATATGACACCGTTCGAGATTCGCCTAGAACTTTTAAAAATGGCGAAAGATATGCTTTCAGAAGAATATTATGGTAAGCGTGAGGTAATTAGCAACGATTGGTCAACCAAGATAGAAGTTGCTAAACTGAATGGCGGAACAATTCCAGATCACCCTGGATTTCCAGCATATCCAAGTGAATCCGAAATCATTGCAAAAGCAAACGCATTAAACGGATTCGTATCACAAATCCCACAAACTGAAACAAAGATTAAAAAATCTAATTCGTAATTGGGTTGGGGATGGATTCGTCCATCCCCGTCAAGGAGATAAGATGCAAACAATCAAGAATTTTCCCATAATCGTAATCATTTTTGGTTTACTAATATTGGTTCTTTCTTTACCAACTTTTTCATTCACTACAACAAAAGCAATTCAAATGCAAGTTAGTGGTGATTTTAATAAACAATTGCAATGCATGGCTAAAAATATTTACCATGAAGCTGCAAAAGAAAAATATGAGGGTAAACTTGCAGTAGCACAGGTTACTATGAATCGTGTAAACGATCCTGACTTTCCAAAAGATGTATGTGAAGTTGTATATCAGAAAACAAAATACAATCAAAAAACAACCTGCCAGTTTTCTTGGACTTGTTTTAAAAATATGGTAGTAAAGGATGTATATGCTTGGGAAGAATCGGTATTAATTGCTCGTAGAGCATTGACCGAACCTATATTACATGATATGATTGCTAAAACAAACGCATTGTATTATCATGCCAACTATGTTAATCCTGGTTGGAATAAAAAGTTTGTTGTAAGTAGAATTGGTAATCATATTTTTTATAGGGACATTTAATGCCTACGCAAAGTGAAATAAAACAATTTAGTGGTTTAATTGAAGATATGGCAAAGGAAGAAAGCATTGGTTACATGGATGCCATTTGCCATCATTGCAATGAAACTGGACTTGAAGTTGAAATGGCCGCAACATTAATCTCTGCCGCACTCAAATCTAAAATTAGAGAAGAAGCACAAGAACTAAATCTATTGAAGAAAACATCTAAATTGCCTATATGATTGAATTGGTAAAAGTAACGACCAAAGAACAAAAAGAGATTGTCAAAGATATTATTGAAACGCACCACTCTTATGTTGCATCCAATTCTTCGGTAGGCAGAAGAATAGATTGGTTGATTTACTTAGATAATGGTTTGTTAGGTGAATGTATTGGCATGATAGGTATTGGTTCTTCTGTATATCCACCACCAAAAGATATTTTAAAATATCTCGGTGTATCTAAAGAAGAATACAAAGGAGTATTCAATACAATAGCAAACAATTGGAGATTTTGTTTTAATAGATCAGTTAAAAATGCTGGTTCCCAAGTGTTGAAACAACTAAGAGAAAAAGCTCCAACTGCGTGGAAAGAAAAATATGGTGATGATCTAAAACATATCATTACATTTGTTGGTGCAGGCAAAAATGGTGCCGTATATCTTGCAGACAATTGGACAAAGATTGGAGAAACATCTGGTCTTCCTGCACACAAATCTTCTAGTATGAAATGGCATACAGGAGAACAATTAAAAGAATTATTTGTAAAACCTACAGGTGAAAATCGTAAAATTATTATTATTAGAAGTCTATGACAGATAATACCGGCTTTGCAACATATGCCATGTTTCATGCTTTAAAACTACACTTCACAAGCGATAGTTATGATTATGTGAAATATAATGGTAAAACAAATGTTTCTAAACAGACATTCAGCACAAGAAAAGACAAATATACATTCTATAGATTGTCTAGAAAATATGATGTACAAGAACTAAAAGACTTTTTGGTATCTAATTTTCTTGCTGGTGATGTTGAGTGGGTTGGCGACCTGATGGGGCCAAATGCCGAAGAAACATACAAGAAGTGGCAAAAAACCAACCAAGCATTGACATACACATTCAAAAATGATATGATATATCTGTTGGAGAAATATGGCATTAAAGATGATGCAATCTTTGGTGTTAAAAGTGGAAGTTATCCAAATCTCCTACAAGAAGTAATGCATGGCAAGGTATCAATTGAAACGGTATTGATACTAGATAATCAAATGAATTTTATTGAGAAGTGTTGGAGTAAAAAGATTACAGATGATATTGTATGGCCAACATTGAAAAGAAAATATTTGAGATACAAACCATTTCTACACTATGACACAGACACATTTAAAAATTTGACAAAAGATATAATTAAAGAATATGCTTAAGATCACACATATTTACCTTGACATGGATGGTGTCATTGCAGACTTTAATAAACGATATGTTAGTTTACATGGTATGCAACCAAGAGAAGCAGAGAAACAAAAAAAATTTGATCATCTGTTTCAAGAATTCATCGAAGGTGGAAATTTTGCAACATTAGATTTGATGCCTGGTGCCATGCAAGGCGTTGAATATCTAAGAAAGTTTCCTGCACCAACACAGATTCTTTCTTCAACAGCGAATGAAGAAAGATATGATGCTATTTCCAAACAGAAAATGGTTTGGTTACAAACTCACGGGATTACATTCAATCCTCTTTTTGTACCAGGCAAAAGACACAAGTGGAAATATGCAACACCAACTTCTATCATTATTGATGACACACCAAGTGTAATCAAACAATGGGACGAAGCAGGAGGCATTGGTATTTTACATACTGATTGGCCTTCTACCATATCCATTCTCAATATGTACTTGTGATTGGATATATAAAAGTATATTATGATCTTTTTGTGAAATATACACCGTTTATATACCGTTATACTCCGTTAATACGAAAGGAAATACCATGAGTAGTTTTCAAAACCTCAAACGCCAATCTGGCAATCTCGACAAACTCGCCAAAGCAATTGAAGCAATCAGTCAATCATCTGAAGGCGCAGAAAAATCTGACAATTATTGGAAACCAGAAGTAGATAAAGCTGGCAACGGCATGGCTACTATTCGTTTTCTACCTGCACCTGCAACCGATGGTGATGATGCATTACCTTGGGTTAAAGTGTTCTCACATGGATTCCAAGGTCCTGGTGGATGGTTAATCGATAATTGTTTAACAACAAAGAATGAACAATGTCCTGTTTGCGAACACAATTCTTCATTGTGGAATTCTGGCATTGAAGCAAATAAAGATGTAGTTCGCAAGCAAAAGCGTAAACTAAATTATGTTGCGAATGTTTATATCGTATCTGATCCAAAGCATCCTGAAAATGAAGGCAAAGTAAAACTGTTTAAGTTTGGTAAGAAAATCTTTGATAAGATTTCTGAAGCAATGAACCCACAATTTGAAGATGAGAGTGCAGTTAATCCATTTGATATGTGGAAAGGTGCAAACTTCAAACTGAAGATTCGTAAAGTTGATGGATATCAGAACTACGATAAATCTGAATTCGAATCCTCATCTGTATTATTGGATGATGACGATGAGTTGGAGAAAATCTGGAAATCTGAATTCTCATTGAAAGAATTGCTTTCAGACAAAGAATTCAAATCGTATGATGAATTGAAGAAACGCCTAGATAAAGTTCTTGGTTTGAATGGTGAAACACCTGCACCAAAGACAACCGTAGAACAGATCAAGGAGAAAGCAAAGTCTGAGCCAAAGATGCCTGAAGTATCTGAAGAAGATGATGACATGGCATACTTTGCAAAGTTGGCAGACGAAGAATAACCTGTCAACTTTTAAGAATATGGTTCGTTGGACCATATAGAGGCCCACTCTCCCTAAAAAGAGAGTGGTTTTTATTGTAATGGGAGTATATTATGGATTTTTTATTTAAAAATCTATCGTATCTATGGATGATATTTTTCATTATGATTACTGCTGGACTAGCAAAAGAGTATTCTCTTTTTGCCCCAGCGTATTCTTATATTAGAAATACATTTCGTAGTAATAGATTCGTTGTAGTTCTCCTAAGTGCTATTGGTGGTATTTTACCAATCGAAGGTCGTGTTACTGTATCAGCAGGTCTATTAGATACGGTTGCACCTAAAGATGGTAAAGGCCGTGAAAAAATGGGAATTGTTGATTATCTATCGACACACCACTACTATCTGTGGTCGCCGTTAGAAAAAACAGTTCTTATTCCTATTGCAGCGTTTGGAATAACATATGCTGCTTTTATCGGAATGATAGCACCTCTTGTAATTGCAAGTATTGTATTTCTTGGTTGGTATCTCTGGTATCAAATCAAAGAAGAAGATGTTGCAATTACTCCTACAAATTTTAAAATAAGTTCAGTCATCAGAAATGTATTGCCAATGTTTGCTGCAATTGGTTTATACATTTACGATGAGAAGCTAATGATCGCTTGTTTTGGATTTTTGGCATTATATTATGTGTTTTTGACACAACAATGGAACATCAAGAAGTTACTTGGTTATATTAAGTGGGATGTTCTTGTTATTGTTGCAGTAGTAATTATTTTAGGAAATTATTTTAAGTCCTATGATAAAGCTTTTGCCACTATGATTAAAGATACGTTGGTTGATCCATCTACCTTTGTCGGCATGGCAGTAATAAGTGCTATCGGTTTTATAGCAAGTTTCTTAATGGGTTCTAGTGGTAAATTTGTTGCAATCGCCGTATTGATGGCTCAGGTTTTTGGTACAGAGTACTTCTTATGGTTCTTTGCATTAGATTATGCTGCTTATCTATTAAGTCCAACGCATAAGTGTGTGATGATAGGCAATCGTTATTTTGGTACGCCATTGACAACATACTATAAAGCTTTGGGTTCTTGGTGTGGAATATTGATAGTAACTGGATTTATTTTTACTTTTATAATCTAAGGAGATTTACATGAAAGCAATCGCAATTCTCGCAACCGCACTTTTCGCAACTTCCGTTTATGCACAAGCTCCTGCTAAGAAAGAAGAGCCAAAGAAGGATGCTCCAAAAGCAGAAGTTAAGAAAGATGCACCAAAGGCAGAAGCTAAGAAAGAACCTGCTAAGAAGTAATTAGTAGAAAAAAGAAACCCACCGAAAGGTGGGTTTTTATATTGTTCTTGTATTGTCTAGTATCATAGATTCAAATGTCGGTTCCAAATTACGAACAGCAGGTAAATTTTTAGGTGTTGGAACTTGTTCACTTACAGCATTGTCAATTCTTCTTGTATTAACTACATCTTGTTGTTGAGAAACTTTATCTTGCACTTTCAAATTTAAATTATCTGCTTGAGATCTTTCTAATTGTTGGCCTGACGCTGGAGCAGATTCAACTGCTGGTGGTGTAGTTCCAAATTCTATTGAAGACCGGTCCTGCTGAGAAGGCGGACGTCCAACGAACTCTGGGTCAACCACAGGTATTTCACCACGATCACGCATCTTTTTATAATCTTCAACCGCTTTTGCTGATTCCGTTCCTCTTTTTGAAAATCCAGATAGTTGTGCATCAGTTGCTGGTTCACCTAGATTGTTTAACCTTTGAAAGTCTTTTATATCTTCCATTGTTCTTTCATATTCAGGTAACTTCTCACGTTTTTCCATCATTTCTCTAACACCAGCAATACCACCAACTCTTTGTGTT